TTGATTAGTATTAGCCTGTCCTTGAGTGGAATAAATGAAATTCCCCAAATCATAAGTCTTCTCGTCAGTATTGGCGGGAACAGCGCCTGTCCGTATAAACAGATCTTTAGCAAAGCGCGATTTAGGGGGGAGCTTCAACCTGAGATTAACCCAGGGAGATCCTGTAGTCTTGGACTCAAAGGCAATCATTTGCTGTTTTGAAACAGGAGCAGCGTCAACAGCATCAGGGTCAAAAGCAAAAGTAATAGAACCAGTAGATGTTGTTGCAGTTGTCTGAACATAAACAAATTCGAGTTGAACGAATTTGAACATTTCAAATTTGGCAGCTATAGAAGAAAGCCAAGGAAATGTTGTAGCAAGACCAGGATTGATATTAAAAGTGGTGGCAGCAAAAGCAACAGACCCAGCAACCGCGCCCAAGTATTCAAACTCAGACACAAGAACCTGCGCTCGTCTTCTTCTGGAGAAAGTGAATTCATTCGCAGATGAGACTGGCGCAATAACGGTTCGCGCTCGAACGGAAGAGTTACCCATTGAGGGGCCTTTGCTCTGCCTCCGTTGCCTATTCTTTTTAGCTCTAGTTTGCTGAACACCATTTCTAGCAGCTTTATAAGCTTTGGTATTCCTAGAGGGAACAGGGGGCTTTTTGCCATTTTTGGCTTGACGTTTTCCTCGACGGGCTTGACCTCGAAGGAAGACTTCCATAGTTTTTAAGTTAAAATTAGTTTGAATGTCTTTTTGGTCTTTACAATACAAACTAACACTATCACAAGAGGTTTCGAAACCTAAATAAAAAGCTGCATATTCTGCATCAGTCTTGTGGCCACTCTTAGCGGCTTTCCATTCTGGTACATTACACATAATGGGATCAAACTTATTAAAAAGGAAATCAATGATTTTACGAAAATAAGCTCGCGCGGGTGGATCAGACCAAGCCACACGGAGCATACCGACAGCACGCTGCATATCCATACAAGGATTAGACCAATCAGTACTCCATTTTATACTTTCATACATTTTGGAGGGAACTAAATGATATACACATTTGCCGTCAAGTTTCGTTGTGAAATCAGCTTGTAAAAACGTAATTTCATCAATAGTAAGCCATTCATCAGAGACAGGATTACAGGTCATGCCCAGCTCTTTAACAGCCTCACAATAAGCAGTGGGTGTAAACTGGTCAGAAATTTCATCTGCTACGCAATTAGAATTGTCATCACCATAAAGAACAGATGTGACAAGGTTATCAAAAGATTCATAATTTTTATATTCATCAGAAACAGTTTGATACCAAGCATAAGCTAGAGACCAATAATTTATTAATGTATTGTCAACAACGGTGTTTGCACCACCAGAGGGGTTACCTCCAGGTTTAATGATAAGAGTACCATCAATAGTGACGCAAACAGACCAAATAAGATTTCTATAGCAGTTCAATAACCGGTGCCAGTTATCCCAAGTTTGTTCCTCAGGAGCATAGCATTTAAACCGGAAAGCACACACCACTAACATCTTATAAACGCCAAGGGATGAGTCATAATCAGAAAAATCATATTCACCACACTTTACGTATTTAGATAAACGGTCTCTAACACGTTGCCAACCACCCTCAAAGGGATTTATCCCAACAGCAGAAGCAGTTCGTAAATGACAAGCAGTAAACTTATCATTGAACATGCCGCATAATCGATTAGTCAAAGTGACAAAATCGGCGGCACCAGGTATAAAAATACGCTGTTTATTTTCAATTAGCTTCTCCTCAGGACGAACTTCTTCTTTCAAAGCAGTTCCACATAGG